ATATAGATGAGTAAGAGAATGACTATTGTTGAAAGAGCAAAGAGGGCAGAAGCGATAAATAATTATCAAAACAAACGATATCATGAGAGGGTTAATATTTCAATTGAATGTCCTTATTGTAAAACAGTTTCAAATATGCATTTTATACAAGTTCATTTAAGACTTTCAAAGCGATGTAAGAAAATGAAGGAGTTATGGTTATTAACACAAACAGATAAACCAGAAGTAGCGGAAGCAAAAATATTGTTAAAATTAAATGAATTCAAACAAATGGTGAATAATAATAAAGAACAACTAATTGATGAAGCAATAGAACAACCATTAGAGCAAACATTTTCTCAACACGAAGAAAGTGAATATATAAAAGGGTTAAAACTTGAAATTGAAGCAGAAAAGAAAACTCTCAGATAGAGCCAAACATTTGTCATCACATTTTAGAACTACATACACGAAACTATTCAATTTTATGATGGTAAGATAGAATGCCTTATACATATCACGGGTTTATTTGTATCATCATAATATTTCATGAGTTTGGAAAAAAATTAGAATTGCATGATGGTTTTTACATGCAAGAAATATAATGTTTTTTTTATCAACATATATTGGGTTATTTAAATGGTGGTGTTTTTCTTTATATGGATAAATTGTATAGATGGTATATAAAGGGTTTGGACCTATTTGTTTGGTGCTTTTGAAAGGCTTTTATATAGTAATAATTATTATTAGTATATAAAGGAAACGCTATCATAAAACCAAATGAAACAGTAATATTATATATTTGTTTTAGTGTCATTTGGCTTTTCAACTGGTTTATCGTCTATTTTAGCATCTTGTATGAATTCTTGAATATATTTTGGGGGTCTTCATCAGATAATATTTTTGTCGGTTAAAATCTCTATAAGAATTATATAGTTATCAATAGATAGTTATATAATGGTTATTAAGAAAAGGTGGCTATTTCAAATTGACATTCAGTAATTTTATGAAAGAATTCTATAAATTGATGGTCGCATTCAAGTTTTAAGCCCTGTTTTATTAGTTCATTTAGAATATACTTGTTTGTGATGTTTGACCCTCTGATATAATACCATTCAGTTTGTTTGTTACAATTCGTATAACAATGACATGTAAAAGTTTGTTTAACCATGATGACTGGTTCATTGGTTACAACAACATCAAGTTCTTCTATTGGTATCGACACTGTAAATTGTGTATTCGGAAACATTGTCTCAATTAATTCAATTTCAGCTTCGTATTCGGCATCTGTTTTTTCGGTTTCTATATTTGTATTATTCATTACTATACTATCTTATTATGTCTTTAAGTAATTATCCTTATATATCAATTGAATTGGTTTTACTTTTTTAATGACATGCTTGAAATTAGGGGTTTCACATTGCTTATTCGCTTCTTATCTTCTTTAAACTTTCTATTTAACTTTTCCATTTTATATTGCATCTGTGTTCTGAATACTTTGGCATCTGCTTCTTTTCCATTTTATATTGCATCTGTGTTCTGAATACTTCTGCATCTGCTTCATTCTTGTCGCTACATTGGAATTTAGATATTTCGAGCATTTTGAATTCGTCCCAACCCCCATTGTCATGAACCATATTCCATACATTGTTATATTTACCCGTTGGTTTATTTGGTTTCTCTAACATCGTTTTAATTCTATTTTTGGTCTTATTGAAGTCGGTCGTATGGTCTATATAGCATAACTCAGGTTTGTCTGTTGATACAATTTTGTAGATAACTGTTTGTGCATAATTGATAGGTATTCTTGGCATATTACTAAGTATAATATAATATTTCCTTAAGGAATTTTGAGCGTTTGAAAGATATTTAAAGAATAATATAATGCTATATAATATAGTTAGTGTCATGAGTTTCTTTTATAAGAACTTGAAGAAATATCAACCATATGAGGTTATTGCATCAGAATTGATAAAAGAGAAATATAATGTTGATGTTCTTTCGTTTTGTAATGATAACCGATATGACTTTGAAATGAGTAATAATATGAAATGTGAAGTGAAAACAGAACCAGCATCTTTAAAAACATTTAATTTCTTCATTGAAATTTTTGCTTATGGAAAACCATCGGGTTTAAGTATTACAGAGGCTACTTATTATATATTTTGTGATACTATTAGTTATTATATGATATCTACGGAAAAATTGAAAGAACTTGTTAAATTACATGGAATATTAAAAAAAACTAAAGATGGTTTAACACATGGTTATATCATCAGTTGCGATATCATTCATGATGACGCCATCAAGTTGAAATAATTGGTGATATCTGGTATATATGTTGTTATTATTATCTAATAAATTGGGGTAATTTTGAACTAGTTCAATTAACTCATCATCATTTACATCATAATATTCATCAATTTCTACATCTCCATTTTCATAAACCGTTTTATATATTTTCATCTATTATACCAAATATATAATTCTTTTAAATGTTTTTTTATTATCATATTTTTATAATAATAAAAATTTAGTGCTTTCGTAAGTTGCATGCTTAAAAACGAAGTTTTTTAAGTTCGCCGTTTCATTCTCCATTCTTGAACATTTTGAAACTGTTAATAATTTCTTTTGTCCATCCAATATTTATGAGTTCATTATCTGTCATGGTTGCTTCAATATTATATGTATCACCGTAATGTTTGAAATATTCTAAATTCATAGATAAAAATGGTTTTAGTTTTGTCTCCTTAAACGGTTCATGTTGTTCCGTATCATTTTTAATAAAGTTATCCATAATATTTTGTTTCTTCTCCAAGTTTTTATTATGGTTTTCAATTTGTTTGAGTCTTATTCCTTCATCTTTGTTATGGCATATCCCGCATTTTATTTCTCGCATACATTTTATCAACATTCTACCTTTTGAGTTGTAACTCATTCCTTCATTCATATTTGTTATTAGGTTTGTAGCATCTATTTCATACCATGGTTCAGGGCGGTCGGTTTCTTTGGTCTTATGAGTGTTACATATTTCAATAATAAACGTTAGGTTTTCTCCATCTATTAATACTACATCCGCTATTTTCTGTGTTCCATTGAATTCAAAAGCATATTCTAAAATAGGTTTGGATGTATTGGAATATTTTATATTTTTGCTACATTGGGTTTTACATTTAAGACATTTATTTTGAATTCGTAATGGTGTCTTTGTATCTAACAGGTTAAATATAATGTCTTTGGCGTCTTTATGAATTTGGCTTTCGTTTGGTTTATCGTATCTATTACAAGGACTATCACTTTTATAATGACAGAAATGAGGTCTATTAATGTTTCCTTTTTTGAAAATTACATCTTTTTGACAGTCAGGACACTCATAAATATTCTTCTTACTTGCTATTGTTGGATACTCGTATAATTTTGTCATTTTGTTTATCGCTCCTAGGTTCAGATGCTTCATTATATTAATACTAGATATTATTCTTTTAAGATAATTTAAGGTTGAATGAGTTATTTAAAGAAAGTTATCTTGTTATTACAGATGCATTGAATTCTAAATTTAAACTTGTCGGTGTCTTGTATTTATACCCAGAAAGTATCATCGATGCTATGAACTCGCCATTACTGATATAAGTGTTTTCTTGGCTGTTCTTATCTCTATAGCGTTCTATATGATGCTTCCCAGTATATGAGTTTAATTTACACTGCTTAATTTGTTTGAATACATGTTTAGTATCTTCCATACATCGAATAATGTTCTCCATGTTTCTATCTGTAAATGGGCTTTCATCTGTGTTACTTCCAATTTTGAAACCATTCATGTTCAATGGTAGTTTTGAAAGTATTTTTGCATATATTGGGTGGAAACATTTATCTGCTTGAATATCTTTTAATGTATCCATTTAACTTATATACATTACATTAGAATTTTATTTCCTTAACTATTTTTCTAATATATAATTTTCATTTGGATATTTTAAAGGGCGTCCAACTCTTATTCTTGGTGTCTCTTCAGTTTGTTCTGGTATCACTTTTTTAGGTCTTCCTATTTTCTTTTTTGGTGCATCGGCTTCAAGTTTCTTCTTGTGTATTAAATTCCTATTCCTTGCATTTGTATATTCTCTAAACATGGGGTCAGTTGCTATCCTTCTATGATAATATTGTCTGGCTCTCATATTGCGTTCTGAGTTGCTTTCAACACTTGCTGTATCCATTATATATACAGTAGAAATTATTCTTTTATATAGAAATTTTCTTAAGTATTTAAATTCTAAACCATGATATTTATATTTTTTAATTGTTGTATTTTTGTATATGTGTTTCCATCAGAAAAAAATTACTTTAAGAATTTTCATTTAAAAATATAATTTCTATTGTATGATATATACTACAAATGAATTGTCTGAATTTAGTTCTTGATACACGAAACAATATTTTAGATGGGATAACCCTTTACGAACCAATTGATGTATCTATTTTGGATAAGCTAATTAATTCAACGTTATTGAGGGAAGAGTTTAACCACAAGATAATGGAGAAGATGCATAATAACGAGAAACAACAGTTAGAGAAATATAGAGAACTTGTCTGTGATGGTAGAGCCATTGTGAAATATACTAGGAGCGACGGAATGCGGTTTGGAAGATGTAATCCGTTGAGAGGGCTTGGTTTATATCCAATAAGAAGAGAGATAAGACATACGTTAGTCTCTGGAACATTTGAAGATATTGATATTGATAATTGTCATCCCGTTATGCTAGAACAGGTTATGGTATCAAATGATATTCAGTGTCCATGCTTACAGAGTTATATTGGAAATAGGAATAAATGGTTTGACCTTGTTCGAGAATTTTATAAAATTGCTGAGTTAGAAAGTGTTAAAGTCGAAAAACACTTGTTAAAAGATATTCCAAAGAATTTATTCTTGAGAATTATGTTTGGTGGTGGTGCTAAACAATGGAAGAAAGATAATAATATTACTATAGAAGGTGTTCCAGATGAGATAATTGAGTTTGAGGAAGAAGTTAAGAAATTAAGTAAAATTGTATCAGATGCGAACCCGGAACTAATGAAAGAAGTTGTTGCTAAAAAAGATAGATGTAATTTGAATGGTTCTGTTTGTTCTTATTTTTTACAAGAAAAGGAGAATATTATCTTAGAAGTGATGTATAAATATTGTGTTGCGAATGGATATATTAAAAACAATGAGGTTGTTCTGTGTGCTGATGGTTTTATGATACCAAAGAAATTGTATAAGGTTGAATTATTGAAGGAATTGGAGGCTGTTATATATTCAGAAACTGGTTTTAAAGTTGGTATCTCAAATAAACCGATGGAGCAGGGGTATAATGCTATTTTGGATAAACACTTGAAGTTCAATTTATATAAACCGACTTTTACAACAGGGTTACTTGCCGACCATTTCAAAACTATATATTCGAACATATTTGTTGTTGTTAATAATGAATTGTATCAATATAATGGAGTTTATTGGATGAGAGATAAATGTAGTAAGAATTCGTCGTTGCATACATTCGTGGATACCGTTTATTATAAATATCTAATTAACTACATAAATAAAGAGATAGTTGAGTTTAACATGAAATTGTGTAATTTAAAGGGTGATGAATTAGATAAGGCGAAGGTTAATTTAGAACCGTTAATATTATTTCTTCAAAATGTTAATTCAAATTTAAGAAGTGTTAAGCGTCGAAAAGATATTATTGATGATATTTGTATTAAACTAACGAACAATAATATTGAATTTGATACAAACCCGCACTTACTAGCATTTACAAATAAGGTGTATGACTTGAGTGTTGGTGAATTTATTGAACCATGTTATAGTCAGTATATATCTATGACGACCGATTGGGAATGGTGTTCATATTATAGTGAAGACAAGCTAATGAAGTTAGATAAGTTACTGAACAGTATATTTCCAAATTCTGAAGATGTCAAAGAATATTACTTAGAGACTCTATCAACGGGTTTATATGGACAACAAATTGAAAAATTGTTTATTGCTACTGGTGGAGGTGGAAATGGTAAAAGTTTAATTAACTCATTAATGATGGTATCCGTTGGTGAATATGGTTATAAACTCCCGTCTAGTGTTATTCTTCAACCTATTAAAGAAGGGGCGAACCCCGCTGTTGCTAATATGCATAAGAAACGGTTTTGTCTTGTTCAAGAACCCGATGAAAAACAACGAATTTGTTCCGCTACATTGAAAGAATTAACTGGTGATGCATCAATAAACTGTAGGACACTGTATTCAACTAACACGAAAACTCAGTTACATCTATCATTATTTCTTGAATGTAATAAATTACCAAAGTTAGATGAAGTTAATGATGCAGTTCAACGCCGTATAGAAGTAATTCCGTTTGTTGCTAAATTTGTTGATAAGGATGCATATGAAAGTTTATCAGAGTTAGAACGAATTGAAACTAATACATCAATGGTTGATACATACTATAAAACGGATGAATTCAAAGTTAATTATAAGCAGGCTTTGATGATGGTATTAATGGATAAGTTCAAAAAATATCGTTTGAATGGATATCAGTTTTCATCAGTTCCAAATGCATGTAAAGTTAAAGCGGGGTCTTATCTTGCGACATCTGATGATATTTATACATGGTTTATTGAAAACTTTGAACGCACTGACGATAATATTTCATATTTGTATTTGGATGATATTTATAGTTCCTTTATGCTCTCAAGTTATTATACAAATATGAATAAGAAGGATAAGCGAGAGTTAAATAAAACTAATTTCAGTAGCAAGTTCAGTAGTAGTATTTATTTACAAAAGTATGTGAAAGATAGGAAGGCACGATATGCTGGTATTCAACACTCAAAACAGTTCATCATTAATTTTAAACGAATTGATGATGGTGATAGCGTCGGAATTCAAAGCCCATTAGATGTTTAGAATTGTTATTATATATTATTATTAGTAAATGATAATATAGAATTTTTGTATTTATGTTTTGGAGTAAGGCAAATTCTGCCCCATAAGGCAAATTCTGCCTCACTGGAATTAGGGAATTTTGTGTCGTCTTATTCATTATTTTTGAAAATAAGGCAAATTCTGCCCCGAATGCCCAGTTTTTGGACAAAAGGGTCCTAGTATTTTTTTCCGAGACTACTTTCTTGAAAATTGGGCATTTGGGGCAGAATTTGCCTTATTTCGCGTTTTATTGCTTATCTCTTCTGTTTTTCCTACTTTTATCTTGGGGCAGAATTTGCCTTATCGGGGCAGAATTTGCCTTATGTTCTACTCAACTTTTTTTCTCTGATATTCATTTCTTGTTTTCTATCTCTCTAATAAAGTATAGGGGAATTAATAATATATATAAATACCTTATAATAATAAATATAAATAGATGAGATATCATCAGGAAAATATCGAATGATGTGTTTAAGGTTAGTTCATCAAGTATTTATCATTGGTAATATCATCAAGCATTTATCATCAAGCATCTATCATCATATATCTATCATCGGTAATATCATCATATATCTATCATCGGTAATTATCATCTTTCATCTAAATTATAAATGGAAGGCAAACGGAAGAATGAGGTTTTAAACTTTCTAAAAATCATACTATTTTAAAAGTCCCAATATAAAAATATAAATGGAATAATGGAATGGAATAATTGAAAAATCTTTATAAAT